TCGATCCGCACGCCTGCCATGTCCGCCGTCAGGCATGCGAGCGCCGCGCGCCAGCACGCTGTTCCATCGACCGTTTCCGGGGCGTGTTCGACGTAGGGACAGCTCAGGCCGCACTCGCGTCCGAGACCGGCGCAGCCTCGGCAGTAGTCTGGCCCGCCGCCGCAGTGCCATGTGGCGCGGGCCCTGAGGCGTTTCCCTCCGCTTCGACCACCCGCAGCGGAGTCATGACGGCATCGAAGAAGGCGAACGCCATCTCCTCATGACTCAGGAGGACGTCGATCGCTTCTGGCGTGATGGGAACCATCGCGCCATCTTCGTCCACCACGTTCTCCCAGGCGCGGATGCATTCGCGCCCGAGCGCCTGGATGGTGAGCATGAGCGCCACGCCGCGACGCAGGTTCTCCTGCTCCGGCAAGTCCTCCTTGCCGAGCAACTCCAGCGCGCGCCTCCGCGCCGACGCCTGCGCCGCCGCCACCAACACCGTGGTAATCGGCACCACCAGAAGCCGCACGCCATGCGGCAAGTCGACCCACCGCTCCTTCTGCGCGAGCCGGAACATCAGGCGTAGCTCGCAACGGCGTTGCGGAGCGTCACGGTCATCATGCGGCCGACGCCAGAGTCAAAAGCGCAACGGAAATCGAAGCTGGCTTCGATGCCTTGCGGTCCCTGGATCGGCGTCTTGGCAAGAGCCAGATAGGTCTTGTGCAGCGTGATGGTGAGACGACGGGTGGCGCTGATGCGATACTCGAACTCGAGAGCGATCGCGGTGTTGTTGATCGCGTCATCCAGCAGCGTGGTGTCAGCGAAACGGCTTGTCACCTGTCCGGTGGCACGCGAGAGCCCAGGATCGGCCCCTTCGATCCTATAGTCGTCGCGGATGGTCTGCACGATCTCGATGCCGTTCGAGAAGTTCAACTGGCCGCCGGTGATCTGTGCAAGCGCGTTGTTGTTGCGACGGATGATGCCCTGCGCCTTGTTGAAGGCGGTGTAGTCGCGCGTGGTCGGCGTGCCTGCGGAGGACGTGTTCGAGCGCGTCGCACCCTGCGCGATCAGGTTGAAGGTGGCGGTAGCGGCGCCGGAAGGCGAGAAGTCGATCTGCCAGGTATCCGCGCGCACGCCCGACGAGACGGCGTAGTTCGGCACGTCCGGCATCGCCTGCTCGATGCTGTTCGACGGCAGCGAAGATGCGCCGGAAACGAAGACATGCTGGAAGTCGGGCGCGGTGCCGGTGGTGGTCGGCGGTCCAAGAAGCAGCCGAAGCCAGTCACCGATGAACTCGAGATCGACCGGCACTTCCGCCTGTCCCTGGACGGTGACGATGCCGCGGAAAGGCGGTGCGACGTCGCGGTTGGTCGCGAGACCGATCACGTCGGCGTCGATGAATGGCTGCTCGGCGCCGAGATCGAAATTGACGATTGGCATCAGCCGCCAGTTGCCGCCTGGCGGCGTGCCGTAGACAGTCTCGACCGCCATGTGGATCTTGCTGTTTGCACCGATGGCACGGGCCATGTGAACCTCCGAGGATCAGGAAAGAGGGGTCTCGCTGGTGGTGAACCAGAGCGAGACCGGCACGGACGCAGCACGCGTGGAAGCGGCGCCGTCGAAGTCGAGGTCGTCGAAAGATGGGCTTTCGGGCTGCGCCCATTCGACCTCGCCGCCGAGCGTGCGATCGGCGACGATCGCGTCAGCGATGTCCATCAGCAGCTCATCCAGCAGCTGCGTTCGATCGTCCGGCGTCGCGCCGGGCGCCGCGACCACCACCGCGGCGACATGCCGCACTTGCCAGCGCAGCGGCGAGAGGACGGCGGTTTCCTCGACCGTTTCGCCGTCCTGGACCACGACCAGGCCACCGGCCGTGATGCGCTGTGGAACGGTTTCGTTGCGCAGCACCTGCGGCGCAGGTGAACGCGAGGCGAGAGCGGTCGAGAGAGCGGTATGCAGCGCGGCGATCGCCGCTTCGCGGGTGCTCACAGCCATCCGAGCATCTCCGCAACCCAGCGCCCGAGCAGATAGATGATGCCAAGCGCGAGCAAGGCAACCAGCCAGCTCAGCAAGACGCCGAGCAGCAGCGCCATCAATGACAACCTTGGCGAGTACTTCTCCGTCATTGAGCCATCGTCTCCCATTGCCGCACGATCTCGGCTGGCAGCCGTGCGAGCGCTTGATTGCCGGCGTGCTGTGCATCCAGCCGCTTGCCGAGCCGCACCTCGGGCAGCAACAGAAACATCGGCACGAAGCCCTGCGCAAGCAGGGATTGCTGCCAAGCGGCCGCAGCCTTTCGGCGGCCCGTGGCAACAGTGACCAGCCCACCGGCGATCAGGGGCGCGCGGCGACGACCGACGCGCTCGCCCTGCCGCACCGGAAGACACCAGACGAAGCCTCGGCCAGAGCGGAACGGACGCAGGAACGCCTTTCGGCTGGCGACCATCTGCTGGGGAGTGACACGCGGCTTGGCGCCACGCCGGCCGCCTTGCCTGTTGAAACCGGTCGGGATCGCGAGGAACCGACCGCTACGAGCGCGGATGACAGCGCCGCGTTCGAACGCGTCGATGATGTTCGGCACCTTGGTCCAGACGATCCCGGCCGCGCCCAGGCTCTCGCCGGATTGCGGGAAGACGCGCGAGCGCCAGGCGTTGGCGATGCCGCGGCTGCGCTCTCCGAACGCTGCCGTCACCTGCTGGCGCAGTTCGGTTTTGAGCCGCTCGGTCTCGGCCCGCACGCCACGAGTGACCGCGCGCTCACCCGCGCGCAGTTCCTCTTGCAGGATCTTGGTCAGGCTCGTGCCGATGGATGCAGCGATCTTCATCAGCGAGCGTTGCGCAGCGCGTTCGCAAGATCGCGCACAGCGTCCTGGACCTTGTAGAGCGCCTGCAGCGTATCGCGCTGCAATGCGATGATCTGTTCGTCCTTCTCCTGCAGCCGCTCTTCCATTCGATGATGCCAGCGCAGCAACAGACCGATGAAGAAGAAGCAGATCAACACGACCGCCGGGCTGCTCTCGATCAGCCGAGTGAGCAGAGCGATGTTGCTGTCGTTCATGAGCCGCATGCACCGCGGATGCGTGCACGCAGCTCGCCGTAGTCGTCGATCATGCGCGCGAGCGCGGAGCCGGGCGGTAAGGCAACGAGCTCGGCAGCGGCGCGGCGCTGGAACTCAAGCGGATAGGGCACCAGCGCCGGGCAAAACGGACCGTCAGAACTGACCGTCGTGCAGCTTGCGAGCAGCACCAGCAGCGCGATACTTGGCAGCTTCCGCATCGGCCTTCTCCTGTGCAGCGGCACGCTGCTTCAGCGCAGCGCGCTCGGCATCGCGCGCAGCATCACGCCGTCCCTTGAGATAGATGGTGCCGATGGCCGCAAAAGCAGCTGCAAGAGCAGAAAGCTCACGCCAGAACCGGCCGAACAGCGCGCCGATCATGGCGCGATGCGATGCTGGCGGCGCCAGCGCTGCCAGATGAACCAGGCGGCAACCACGAGCACGGCGCACGCCACGGTCCAGGGTCCGAGTGCGCGCAGAACGGTGGCGATCCCCTCGGCGTGCGGCGCGACCTGCGCCGCGGCCTCGAGCACGGCCGTGGTGCCGACCGCTGCTGCTGCTGTCCCGGCTGCCGCTTTCGCCGTGCCGCTGTGCGTAAGGCCCGGCTGCACCAGCCCGGCCATGCGCAGCCCCTCGGTGAGAGTAGCGTCGTCGTAGGGCTGGCCGCCAAGCTCGACCGTGATGATCCCCTCAACGAGACCGCGCATGGTCTCGGGATCATGCACATCGATCGTGACGTCACGACCAACGCCCATTCGTCGCGCAACCGTGTTGATGTAGGCCTCGGTCTTGTTTTCGTTGGGCGGGGCGTAGCGACCAATGATCTCGCGCAGCGTGCGCAGCCCATGGCGGTCCTGGTAGGACTGCAGAAGGATGGCCAGCGCGCGGATACCGTACTCATGACTGACGAAGCGGCAGAACCGTCCGTCCGATGGCGGGTTGTCGAGCCCCAGCCATTTGTTGGCTGGGTTGTGCTCGATGTTGCCAGGGTTGCGGTTGCGATAGCCGCGGCTGTTCCGTGGATCGTTTCTGCTCATCATTGCCTCCGGCAGAACGTCCGCCACGCCACGCCGATCGCATCGCGCTCGGCGTGCTGGACGACGAGCGTGTCGGTCCCGATATCGAAAGTGTCGTCGGCTGCGAGGCTTGGAACGTCTTCAACCGCAACGGTGAGCACGTCGGTCGCTTGGATCACCGCAGTGTCGAAGACGCCTGCGACCTGATCCGGTGACGAGCGGACCACACGCACGGCGGCGGGTGGTCCGACACCACCCGCGCGCCATGTTGCGTCCGTCCCGATGTGCGGATCGGCGAGGATGTCGCCGAGCGCCGCGGCGAAGAGGCCCATCTCAGTTCGAGGAGTAGAGCCGCACGGCGAGCCGCGGTCGCTTGTTGACCGGCAGGATCGACGCCTCGGTCTTCACCTCGATCACGGAGCCGTCGGGACGCGAGAGCTGCCGTGCGTAGATCGGCAGCCCGACCGTGTTGACCGTCTCGATCAGGTTGGCCGGCGCGCCGTAGGTGACGAAGGTGTCGATCGTGCCGAGCGGGAAGGCGATGCCCTCGTTCGCGGGAACCAGCTTCTCGGTGGTGCCGGTGGAGAGCGTCACGGTCGCGTTGTACTCCTCGAACATCACGCCGGCGAACGGAAAGCGCTGACGCGTGTCGTCACGCAGCGGCTGGGCTCCCGTGGAGGCGTAGTACTTGTAGGCCTCCTCGACCTTGGGGTGGCTGATGAGCTTGTCGAAGAACTCCGGGCTGACCAGCGCGTGAATGCTGGTCATGCTCTCGCCCTTCAACTCCTCCTCGATCTTGCGCAGCACCTCGCGAACCTTCGCCTGCACGTTGGTCGTATTGGTGCCGAGGACGAAATCCACGCTGATCTGCGTGAGACCGAACTCGGTGAAGTAGTTGTAGAGCGTGGTCCCGGCGCCGTCCTTGACGGTGCCGCGCAGCGCGTTGATCTCCATGTACTCGCGC